TCTAGTACACTCAATGCTGAGCCAGCTGGTACAGGTACATTTTTAATAATGTATGTAGCACCTAGTTGAACTGAAACGGTAACCTGTGATGTTGTAGTGTTAGCTAAGTTAGCACCAATGATAACTGCAACAGTAGCTCCAGGCACTGTGTAGATTGTAGCTCCACCTGTGGTAGCTGCACCTACGTAATTCTTAAATGTGTTAGCCATGTGTTGTTATCCTAATGCGATTGCTAGGGCTACTGCAGTACCAGCAGGATCAAAGTCAGACGCTGCGTTACCATCTAATGTAGCAGCATCAATGTTAAGAGCATTAACATATGACTGTGTTACCCTAGCATCAATAGCAGTGTTAGCTCTTGTGGTAGTATAGTATAGGTTAGTACCTTCAGCTAGATCATCAGTGTCATGATTACTTAGTGTACTTACAGTACCAGTTATATTTCCTGTGACGTTACCTACAAGGGCCTTATTGATATTCCATGTGTCAGTAGCTGAGGTATATAGTAACGTAGCTGCAGCACCATCTACAGTAAGCCCAGCGCCATTCGCTGCAGCAGCATTAGCAGCACCATTAGCTAAGGTAAGGTTGAGATCACTTACAGCTACGACTGTGGAGTTGATTGTAGTTGTAGTACCATCTACTTGTAGGTTACCCGCAATGACTACCGTACCAGTATCATCACCGTGTGCTGCAGGGTCAATCGTAAATGTAGCTGGACCACGTAGATATCCTGATGTACTAATGTTACCTACACTAAGTACATCATTAGCGTCTAGGTATATAGACTTCTCAGCAGGGTATGTAATGAACACATCTTTAGTACCAGATGAGAAGCTAACTGCAGAACCTGCATTGCTACTCTCCAGTACTGTAGTACGAGCTAGAACACCAGTGTTGTATGTCCCTAGCCCTACTTCCCATTCATTAGCATTACGGTGACTAATAGCGTAGTATGTAGTATCAGCATTGCTAAGCACTGAGCTAAAGCTTTGGAAGTTAGCTACTGCACCAGCAAGT